CATTGCAACCTTTAAGTATACATTTTTCGAAGTAGAACCTTTATAATAAATTGGAGTTATTATGAATAAAAAAGTAAAACCTATGCCCTTGCCTTCTATTCCTCAATTGCCTAAGGCCGGCGAGGCTCAGCAAGGACAACAAGAACAAGGTCGCCTTGAAGTTAAACTAGAAGATCTTAGAAAAGAAAGAATCTTTATTGCGACACCTTGTTATGGTGGACAGCTAACTGAGGCTTATTTTAGATCAACAATTCGATTGCTAACATTCTGCAATCAACATCAAATTCCCGTAGCATTTGGAACTATTGCAAATGAGTCTTTAGTTACTCGTGCAAGAAACGTTCTTGTTGCATATTTTCTACAAAGCAATTTTACCCGCTTAATGTTTATTGATGCGGATATCGAATATCAAGTAGAAGATGTAATTAAATTGGTTGCACATAATAAGGATGTAGTTGTCGGTGCTTATCCTAAGAAAGGTGTTAATTGGCAGCGCATTCGTGAAAGCGTCAGGGGAACAAATGATGCTTTGGATGATAGACAAATTGCATCTTTCGGTAGCGACTATGCTATCAACTTTAAATTTATTAACCGTGATGCAAAACAAATTGCTATCGAAAACGGGTTAATTCGTTTGCATGATGGTGCAACAGGCTTTATGATGATTAAGCGTGAAGTTATTGATAAAATGATTGAAGCTTATCCTGAGCTAAAATATAATAATGATCTAAATACTCCGAAGGAATTGGATCCACATTTTTATGCTTTCTTCGACACTATGATTGATCCTAAGGATAAGCGTTATCTATCCGAGGATTATACCTTTAGCCGCAGATGGCAAGATGTCGGTGGGGAAATTTGGCTGGATCCTTCGATCTCTCTAAACCACTATGGTTCATTCAACTTCCAAGGTAACCCTGCTCAAATTATTCAAGTAGGATAATATGAAACTTTCTGATCTGCAGCAATCTTGGTCAGAAGATTGTAAAATTGATGAACTGAATCTGGGAAAGGAGTCCGCAAGGACTCCTAATCTACATTCTAAGTATTTAAATTACTTAACTTCGACTAGATTAAATTTGAGAAAAGCTGAATCAGAATATTTTAATATGAGACGGCTTAAGTACAAATATTATCGCGGGGAACTCACTCAGGAAGAACTTGTAGATACAGGCTGGCTACAATGGCAGGGTAATAAGCCTTTGAAAAATGAGATGGATGAATTTCTACAGTGCGATAAGGATCTTATAGAACTCCAGGATAAAATAGAATATTTCAAAACAGTTTTATATCAATTAGAACAAATTATTCGTTCATTGAATAGTAGAACTTGGGATATTAAAAATTGCATAGAATGGAATAAATTTACCAGTGGTATGATTTAATGACAGTAGAAGATATTATTGTAGTTAAAAAGGATGAAGTTCATTTAAAAGTATTTTGTGAACCATCAATTGCACAAGAACTTAGTGATTACTTTTCCTTTGACGTCCCCGGCGCAAAATTTCATCCTTTATATAAGTCTCGTATGTGGGATGGTAAGGTTAGATTATTTTCTATTTTTACTAAAGAAATATACTCTGGTCTAAAAAGTTATTTGGAAGCCTTTGCAAAGGAAAGAGATTATTCATTTAAAGATGCAGTAACTCCGGTGTTTAAGGATCCTGTGTCTTATAAAGATGTTGAAAATTTCTGTAAGGATTTACAATTATCTTCTAAAGGGCAACCAATTGAAATACGAGATTATCAGATAGAAGCAGTATATAAAGCTATATCTGATGGTAGAAGATTATTGTTATCGCCCACAGGTTCGGGTAAGTCATTAATCATTTATTGTTTATTGAGATGGCATCTGCAATTTAATCGAAGACAATTAATACTTGTACCAACAACCTCTCTTGTAGAACAGATGTATTCTGATTTTCAAGATTATTCAGGTATCAACGGTTGGAAGGCATCTAATCATTGTCATCGAATATATGGCGGTCATGAAAAATCCAATGAATTCGATGTTGTTATTAGTACCTGGCAGTCTTTGTATAAACTTCCTAAAAGCTTTTTTGAGGACTTTCAAACAATATATGGAGATGAGGCACATTTATTTAAAGCAAAGTCTCTGACAAGTATTTTAAATAAGTGTACTAAATCTCCATACCGCATAGGTACTACCGGAACTTTAGATGGAACTAAAACGCATAAACTAGTTTTAGAAGGTATATTCGGACCCGTACTAAAAGTAACTACCACAAAACAACTCATCTCAGAAAAAACTCTCGCCGATCTAAAAATATTTAATATTATTTTAGAGTATTCTGATGAAATTAAAAAATCTGTTAAGGGAAATTCATATCAGGAAGAAATGGATTTTCTAGTTCAGCATGAACCAAGAAATAGATTTATTAGAAACCTTGCTCTAAAACAAGATAAGAATACTCTGGTTCTTTTTCAGTATGTAGAAAAGCATGGAAAAATTCTTTTAGAAATGATAAAAGAAAAAGAACCTAATAGAAAAGTGTTTTTTGTTTATGGTGGAACTGATGCAGAACAACGAGAAGAGATACGAGGATTGACAGAGAAAGAAACAGATGCTATAATTGTGGCATCATATGGAACTTTTTCTACGGGGATAAATATTAAAAACCTACATAATATTATTTTCGCATCTCCTTCGAAGTCAAGGATAAGAAATCTCCAATCTATAGGAAGAGGATTGCGGACAAACGATAATAAAGATTCTTTCACATTGTATGATATAGGTGACGACTTAACTTGGAAATCTAAAAAGAATTATACTTTGTTGCATATGATAGAAAGAATTAAAATTTATAATGATGAACATTTTAACTACAAACTAGTAAAGGTATCATTATAATGAATGAAACTAATATTGTACTTATAAAGTTAATGACAGGGGAAAATATTGTTTGTGAAACACTAGAAGATTGCGATTCTTATGTCGAAAAGAAATTTATAGATGTACACAATCCTGTGTTAGTAAATGTTATGAGAATGCCAAGGGGAACTAATTTAATTGAATCATATCTTATGATGCCTTGGTTAGGATTTGCAAAAACAGAATTTTGTAGAATATTCTCAGATAAAATTGTCACGTTGGTTGATGTAGAAGATGGAATACGAGACAATTATATTGAATTTGTAGAAAGACGCGAACAGGAAAAAGAGGAAGAAGAGTCTGAAGATGATAATACCAATGTAAAATTTTCAGAATCTTCAAATGAAGCCGATATGGAGATTGAGGAATTTTTAGAAAAAGCTATAGAAAAAATAGGAGAACACTTTGAAGAAGACGAAGAATACGATGGAAGAGAAGATTTCTATTTTGGAAGAGTTAGAAGAAGTACAAGAACTCTCCACTAAGAATCCTTCCGATACTGCACATTATGTAGACAATAAAAAATTTCTACAAGCTTTAATAGATTATAAAAAACAAATAGATGACGCAAAGGCATCTAATAAAGAAATTCCTAGAGTAACAGATTATATAGGAGAGTGCTTTGTTAAAATTGCTACTCATTTATCATATAAATCTAATTTTATAAATTATACTTTTAGAGACGATATGATTTCGGACGGTATAGAAAATTGTTTAACCGCCGCCGCAAAATTTGATCCCACAAAATCATCTAATCCTTTTGCATACTATACTCAAATCATTTATTTTGCCTTTATTCGCAGAATTCAGAAAGAAAAAAAACATCAGGCGACTAAATACAAAATAATTGAAAACTTAGATTTAGATTCAATTATTCAACAAAACGATGATAGTGATTCTGCAAGACAGTTGATAGAATATTTGAAAAAGCAACTAGATGGTATAGACCCCGAAAAAAGGGAAACCCCTTCTCAAACCAAAGCTAGAAAAAAGAAACAATCTGAAACATCCATAGACTTTTTGGATGAATAAATCAATTGACATTACTGAAAATATACTATATAATATATCATAAGTTAGTGAGGTGAATATGTCAAAATTAAAAGTATCAGAACTCTTTTACAGTATACAGGGCGAAGGTCGCTATATGGGTGTACCTTCAATCTTCCTAAGAACCTTCGG